AATGCAGCAAGTTCGTGTTCGTCACCACCGGGCGTAGCCGTAGGTGCGTTGCCCTCCAGCTTCTGGAGAGCCAACAATTCTAAATCTTCCATAAGTGTTTATTGGTTTTTTTGTTCTTTCAACGCCTCCATAATGAGGTTGAAGTTCTGCTCTTGCTCCTTTTTGAGCATGTCGAGTTGAGTTTGTTGCTCCATGGTACGGTTCTTTAACTCCTCTCTTAACACCTGAAGCTGACCTTTGTTCTCGGAACGAGCGCGATCCACTTGGATCTGCTTCTCCGTGTCTCCCATAATCTGCTGCTGGATAACTTGTTGTTGCATAGCCATCTGCTGCTCTTGGGCTTGCTGCCCCTGAGCCGCCTTGCGGTCTGCCAATGCCAAGAACTTCTTAACACTTTCCTTCGTGTCAGGGTTAAACAACAGAACCATGGCTTCAGCGATGCTCAAGCTGTTCGCCTGGACGGCTGCACTGACAAGTTGTTCGAACTTCTGACGGTTGTTCATGATGTCGTCAGAATTGACCTTCACGAAAATGCCATAGTCCTGTAGAGGAATCTCGTCGTCCACCTCCATAATGTCAATGCCAATCTGAGAAACGATCGGCTCGTACTGCTCCTTGAGGAACGGGAAGATGGTCTTGATGTAGTTTGCGTACTTCTGCAGCAGTTCGTTCTCAAAAATCTCGAAAGCCTTGTTCAAAGGCTGTGTTATCAGACTGCTCTGCATTACGGCCATTTGGCTCACACCAACCAACGCGTCGCCCTTCTGGAAGCCTTGACGTGCGTCGTTGATGCCGGAGATTTTGTCAATCTCCATGTCGATGTAGCTCGCCAGGTTTAGGTACAGGTTGATGGAATTGGAGATACCCGTGTCAATAGTCGGGAATGGATTGCCCGCCGGAGGAACGCCCTCCTGGCCGCTGCTTGTGAAAGCAATACCTGCCGTCTTCAAGTAGTACATGATGTCCTGCAACTGCAGGTTGTCTGGCTTGTAACGCAAGTCGTAGACAAAGCCCTTACGGCCGGCCGAAGACATCTCCTGCTGCACGGTGTACATAATCAGGTCCTTAAACTCCTGCAACGCGGCCATCTCCTCCACCTTTGAAACACTGCGGAAGTTGACGTACTGCGGGGAAATAATCGTGTAGCTGTACTCCGCCCTAACAGGGTTGTCTACGCTGTCTCTTACGATGTTGTTGGCTTCGCCCCACTCCTTCACGATGCTAGAACCAACCAAGGTGGCTTTGCGGATCGTTTCGACGTTTCGCTCCTCAATCCTTCCGCCGGCTTCCTTTTCCTTGTCGCTCAGCTTGGCCTTCTCTCCTTTGCCGAGGATCTTGACGTGCTCACCGCCATACTGGTCCACCGTGACCTTGGCCCTCACCTGGCGGATGTCTCGCCATTCGGCGTAAAACACCAAGCACATGAACTGGTTGTTCACGGTGATGTAGGGCAGCAGGAAGTTGGTTCCGTTCTGCGAATAACCACCCCAGAGCCAAGAGCCTTGGTCGTAGCGGATGCTGTTCAGCTCTTCAAGCGTCAAGCCATAGGTGTCGCAGACCTCCGTAACCGGAGCGTAGCGCCACTCACCAATGAATGCCGATGTGCTAAAGCTGTCGTCAAAGACATACGGGTCCGCGATCACATACCTCGGGTCCACCCGGCGGATGTGTGGCTTTCCGTACTTCAACTCATGCTTCCCAATAGCCCGGCCGACAATCAAGATGTCTCGCCAAAAGGCGAGCCTCGTCTGCACGTACTTGTCTCGCTCCACCTCGTAGCGGAGAATCGAGTCCATGGTTCGCTCAATCGGCTCCTTGTAGGAGGACTTCATGTACAACTCCAACTCTTCTTCGGAGTAAGGCATAAATGCCGGCTCCTTCATCTCGATGAGCTCCCCCGTAGGGTCAATCTGTGGCATTACCGTGGCCATAATCTTCTCAGCCATGATCTGAGCCTTCTTCTTCATCTTCCGTGACACTGCGTCACGGTTTAACGTCTTGCAGCTCACATCCAACTTCTGGACCGCTACTTCGCCCTCCAACAGGTTAATCTTGTTGCGAACCTTGTTGTAGTTAATCCACAAGGCCGGAAGGCTCTTGCCGTTGTAATCTTTCTGCAGGAAGTCAAACTTCTTGGACAAGTCATAGTCTCCATTGTAGAAGTTCATGCTCTTGTCCATGGCCGTGTAGAGGTTCGGGATGTACCCGTTGGCAACCGTTTGCCCCAAAATCGCCAGGATGGCGTTCTTGTGGTAATCCTCCCCTTTCTGGGAGTCTGGTACCCACATGTTGGGGAAAGTGGTCTGGATCGCTTCTGCGCTCATTTACGTTCTAGTTTGCCCTCTTTGTTGGTGACGTACCCCAACCCAGCAAAAAGGTTGTCATCCGTCTTTTTTCTTAACAAACGGCTTTTAGATGCGGTTCGTAAGTTAATCAAAGTTAGACCCCATGCGTCAACGCGGTCGTACTTCCGCTTCCGGTTCTCGGGGTTGTAATTCGCCAAATCCGCCAACAAGTCTCCAAAAAAGTACTGCTCGATGTTGTTCGAGATGTCGTCATCCAAGATGCCAATCATCTGGTCTTGAATCATCTCGTCCATGTAAACGCCGTACTCAACGCTGTTCCCCGGCCGGGCTAATTTGCCAATCTTGGGTGGTTTTTTCGCCAAAAACCTGGTCAGCTCCCGGTCCTGGAAGTAAGCGATCATTCTGGCTCTGTTCCTTTCAATCAGCACCGTGCAAGGGTTTTTCTTGCTGTAGTACTCCAACGCCAATGCGCACTGCTCGTACGCTTCGTTCATGTCCTTGGGTTTCGCCGTATACTGCAGGACAGCCCCCTGGCTGGCCGTTTCTTCATCCAAAGACAAGCCCTTCGCGATAAAGAACGATAGGTCCGACCCGGATCCTTCCTTCTTGGCGCCATCCGTAGGGTCACATCCAGCTGCGTAAAGCACGTCATCCTCCGGTTCCTCGCGCATGATGATGTCCCCATCTTCCTTGGGGATGAAAACCACCTTGTCGTTGGACTTCCGAAAGACGCCACGCTTGAGCAGTGGTGGATTCGTGTCTAGGAAAGCCATCCGGTTATTGAGCAGCTCCACATCAAAGGGCGACTCCCCCACCTGGATGAACATCTCCTCGGGTTCCAATGGGTACTGCACCACGAAGTCGTAGTAACGCTTCATGGACTGCTTCTTCTTCTTCTCACGCTCGCTGAGGATGTACTTGAGCCCTTCAATCACGTTCTCATTGCCCATGTCTCCCTCGATCATAAAACCACTCCACCCTGCAGCAAAGTATCTCTTCAAGCCATAGCTCTCCGCGTTGTACCAGAAGTCTTTGAAGTCGTCTCCATTCTCCGCTGCATCTCCGGCCGTACCGGCCAGGATGGGCACGCCCTTCCTTGTGATACCATCATCGGCCGCCAAAGCTGGTTCCGTGTAGGACCAGTTCTGCTTCAACTGCCCAGGCAACCACTTGCCGGGTTCTTCGTACACCACCATGCGCATACCGGCTCCCTCAAAGGACGTCGGCTCCGGAGAACGGCCGAAGATGACCGAGTTTAACCCGACCTTCTTGATGTTGCCATCCTTGTCCCGCACCTTCTTGGAAAGCTCTAGCCTGGACGCGGAGTTCCCCGCCATGGACGTAGCTCGGAGAAAGTTCGGCAAGTTGTTGTAGCCGGTCTTCAGCACGTCGTTCATAAACTTCTTCATGTCCTCCTCGGTCTTGGATGTGAAACCAATCTCCGAGTAAGGGTTGTGAATCGCCGTGCAGTACATGGCGTTAGCCAGGCTGTACGACTTGCCCCAACGTCTTCGTCCGCCCAGGATGACTCCCTTGCCGGTGTTGTCCTCGTACAAGTCAGAAGCACCGTAGAGGCACGATTCAATCAAGTTGAAGAACTCGGCGTTGCAGCGCCGAAACTCCGGGGAGATAAGTCCCCCGTTCTTGGATTTCATCTTCCAGAAGTAGGTGTACATGTACATCATGCCACAGATGCCGTTGTAGCCAAACCGGGTTCTTCGTATCTGCTCATGCTCCCACTTGGCTTGCTCCGTCTTGTTGGAGAGTGGGGCGAAGCCAACAACATCGTAAGGGACAGCGTGGACAACCCTGTTAGGGCGGAGTACAGCTACACGATTATTTCCCCGCAGTATGTCAACTTCCGCAGTGTTTCAAAGGTGGAAGAGATGGCCGCGTTGCAGGAGTTCAAGGACCTGATCATGTACACCGTGCAGCAGGAGATGTCTTCGGCCGGCCGTAAAGGTTTTGTCTACGACTTGCGTTACAAGCCGGACAACCTGCAGTTGCAGGACATCATGTACTACTTGAAGACGGCGGGTATTGCCTTCACAAGCAGCGGCCAGGAGGGCGTTCCTCCGGCGGGGAATCCATTCCCGACTATTGATACCGGTATCTCCAATTCCATCAACCTGTACCTGAACCTGGCGAGCTACATCGACATGGAGATTGACAAGATCTCCGGCATCAACGATGCTCGTCAAGGTTTCCAGAAGGGAGACGCATTGGTTGGTGTAAGCCAAATGGCCGTAATGCAGAGCAGTCTGATAACGCAGCCTTTGAACAAAGCTTTCGAGATTTTTGAGAACGAACTGCTTCAGAAGTACGCGAACTACATCAAGACCATCTTCCCATTCCTCAAGGAGCAGTACGAGCCGATCGTTTCTCAGATTGGCATTGACATTATGGAGGTGGACGACGAGATTCCTCTGCAGGACTATGGCATTTTCGTGAAGGTCAATTCTGATGACATCATGAACAACCGTCAGAAGTTCGAACAGCTTGTCAGTGCGGCCGTCCAGGCGAACAGCTTGAGCATTGCTGAAGCCATGGTTCTGTTGTTTAACCCTGACACGAAGGAAAGTGTTAAGAAGTTCTTGGCATTGGCAGACCGGAAGGCAGCCCAAGGGCAGCAAGCCCAAGAGCAGCAGATGGCCATGCAACAACAAGCTATCCAGCAGCAGATTATGGGAGACACGGAGAAGCAGATCCAGGTGGATCGCGCTCGTTCCGAGAACAAAGGTCAGCTTCAGGTGTTAAGAGAGGAGTTAAAGAGCCGTACCATGGAGCAACAAACTCAACTCGACATGCTCAAAAAGGAGCAGGAGCAGAACTTCAACCTCATTATGGAGGCTTTGAAAGAACAAAAAAACCAATAAACACTTATGGAAGATTTAGAATTGTTGGCTCTCCAGAAGCTGGAGGGCAACGCACCTACGGCTACGCCCGGTGGTGACGAAAACGAACTTGCCGCATTGAGAGCGCAAGGCATTGTGGACCAACCTGCTGCGCAAGCAGAACCGCCTGCAGAGCCTGAGCCTCCGGCTCAAGTCGATGTTGATGTAGACCCGGACGATGAGCCCGAAGTCCCCGAAACAAACGAAGACGGCAATCAAAATGTTAATGCTGATGAGAACCCTGAAAAGGACCTCAATTTCGACATTGACCTTGACGAAGGCAAGGAGGTACCGGTAACAGATGATTTCGTTACCAAGTATCAATCGGAGTTTGAGACGTTAGGGCTTAGCGACGTGAAAGACTCTTCGGAGTTTGTCGAGAAGTTCAAGCAGCTCAAGCAGGAGTTGGAGGAAACGAAAGAATCCACCAAGACCGTCTTCGCCAACGATATGATTCGAGAGGCCAACGAGATCATGAAGCAGGGGGGAGACTGGCTCGGTTATTTGGGCTTGGCTTCCTTTGATTACGATGCGGTCCCCGATGTGGAGCTTTTGTCGTATGAGCTGAAATCCGACTTCGATTCGAAGGAGGAGCTCGATGATTACCTGGCCTCCCTTGACGAGACCCAAATTCGCCTTAACGCGAAGAGGATACGAAAGGACTTGAAGTTGCAGCAGGATGCTCAGAAGCAACAGATTGCTATTAAGGCGGAGCAGAGCCAAAGGGCTTACGACGAGAACCTAAAAATAGCAATCAAGAGCGTTGAGCGTGTAGATCGCGTCAAGGTCAAAGACCAAGACCGGGCGAGCATCGAAAAGATGCTTACCACCTACAACGACAAGGCCAAAGCTACTGAGTTCCAGATTAAGCACTTCCTGAAGCCTAGTGGAGAACCGGATTTCCAAAAGATGGTGCAAAGCGCCTACAAATTGGAGATGTTCGACAAGGTGCTTGAGTACGCTACACGCAGTGCCAAGAACTCAGGAAAAGCCGCTGTGATTCAAAACTTGTCCAACGTGGATCGACCAAAGACGACCAACATCGCCGAGGTTACACCACGAAAGGCACTTTCTCTCGTTGAATCTGAAGTTGAAAGGTTAAGGAAGGGTGAAAAACCTTTATTCTAAAACTCTAAAAAACTAAAAAATGGCTTACGTAAATACAGGCAACCCAAACAACGCTGCTCCCAATACCATCAGAACTGGTAATGTAGACAGCACCTACGTTTTTGGTGGAATCCAAAAACCCGACTTCAGCGATTACATCACGTATCGCTTCCCTCAGTACACCATCACTACGCTCTTGAGCCGTATTGGCCGCAAGAACCCCGTTGTTGGTAACGACGTGTTCAGCTGGTTTGAAAAGGGCAAGTTCCGCCAAGCAATCACATCTGCTACTGCTACTGGAGCCACTGGCGACACTACAGGTAGCGTGACTTACGCTTCTGGTACCGGCATTCAAGCGACCTTTTTGGTCGGTGACGTCATTCGTTTTGAAAACGACGCTTACGGCGTAATCACCGCGGTAACTGGTGGCGGTGGAGCAACTGCTTCTGGAACGCTTAACTTCAACTTCCTTGGCTCACGCACCAGTGCTCTGGCAAACGGGATGAAGTTCGCGCACTTGTACAACCTGCAGCCCGAGTACTCCAACAGCCCTAGTGGCCGTATTTGGGAAGAAAACCAAGTGAATGAGTACTTGGGGATCATGCGTCGTTCGGTCACTTGCTCGACTACCCAGGCTTCCAACATGAAGTGGGTGAAGAAGTCGGACAGCGAAGCTTCCTACTACTACATCAACGAGATGGAGACCATGCAGGAAATGGCCATGGACCGTGAGATGTACATCTTGGCTGCGAAGTCAAATGGATCGGCAACCACTGGTAACGTCAATAGCTTGACGAACCCATTGGGTGGTAACGGTATCCTCCCACGCGTCATTGCTGGCGGTGTCGTAGGAACCTACTCTTCGTCCATCGCTGAAACCGACCTTGCCGAGCAAGTTCGCTTGATGTGCTTGAACAGCCAAGGTTCTGAGTTCACCGTTCTTTGCGGTAGCTCTGCCTACGCTGACGCTCAGTTCGCCTTGCGTGACTATACCTTGAATGGTGGCATCAGCTTCGGTGTATTCTCCGGCGAAGGCATCATGACTGGTATCAACATTACCAAGTACAAGTTTATGGACAAGATCTTGAACTTCGTTCTGTACTACCCATTCGCCAACGAGGCTCTCTTCCCTGCTCCTGCTACCTCTGGTATCAACTGGGACAAGGCCATGTTGTTCTTGAACATGGGTACCGACGACCGTGGCAACCCGCTGATCAACCTGCGCTACAAGCAGGACTTGCTTGGCCAAAGCCTCGAGTTCCGGCGCACCGTCCAGGAAGGTATCACCTCTCCTGAAGCTGGCGCCTCTGCATCCCGTGCTAACGGACGTGACGGATTCACTGTGGACTTCTACTCGTCCATCGGTGTGGAGCTCCGTGCGGCCAACAACCACGGTTTGCTGTACGCTGCCTAAACGCAGCGGTTCTACGTGGAGAACCCTCGCCGAAAGGCGGGGGTTTTCTTTTTTGGAACCAATCCAAACATTCGGTGTTATAGTGTCATAAAATCAAAACAATGCCAGTAAAACAAAGCGACTTTGAGTTCTTCCTCCTGCAAGCAGGAAACGGAAGTACTTTTCACTTTTCGGAGTACAAGACCTTGGACGGACAAGTCCATCGTTTGGTCGACACCATTCTTCCGGATGGTCGTACGCGCTACAAGCGCTTTCACTTCAACATGGACGAACCCATGTTGGTCCACAAGGCCAACAAGGACTTGATGGACTTCTTGATGAACCACCCGAACAATCCGGAGTCTCCGTGGTTTAATGGCACTTCGTTGTTTAAGAGGCTTCAGCCGGAGGTTGAGTCCAGGCAGCGCATTGAGGACAAGCTGTTGAACGCTAAAGCGCTCACATTGGCTTCTGAGCTGAAGGGACGCAGGCTCTTGGAGGTTGCATCGCTTTGTGGTATGTTCTACGACGAGGAGGACGAAACCTTGGCATTTGAGAGCGTTCTGACCTATGCTGAGCGTAATCCAAAGCAGTTCCTGAAGGTGTACAACATTCCTAACAAGGAAGCCCGTATGCGGCACTTGGTACGCACGGCCGTAGGGCGTGGTGTTATCACAACAAACGACGGCGTGTACCGCTTTGGTAGCTACACCTTGGGCGTGGACGAGAACTCAGCGATTGGTAAATTGGTCAACGAGAAAGAGGTCTTGGACATGATTGAGAGCCGCATTGGCTTCTTGGACTCGGAGAAAGAAGAGCCCAAGCAGGCGGCAAAAGAACCGGTTGAGGAGCAGGGACCAGAGATCACCATGGCTGAGCTAAACAAGTACACGAAGCCTAAAAGGCCGCAGCAGTAATGCCATCAATGCTTACAGATACAGAGCTACGCATTCTGAGGTACCGAGAAAAGTACCCGGATGCGAGCCCTGTTGAAATAGCGGCAAATGTGGGTTCTTCTTCCGAGAGGGTGGCTCAGTTTTTGGCTACTCAAACCCCGCAAGTCGTTGTTCCGCAAGTACAGCTTGACGAGATAGAGACGGCCTACATCCAGCAAAACGATTTGATTCTACGCTTTGTCAGTGGCCGATTGGTCAATGCCGGCAGAGTCGTTGGGGAGAATGGCACTACAGGTCCTGCGGGACCTGCTGGCCCTACTGGAGCATCTGGAAGCACGGGGCCTCAAGGTCCTTCGGGCCCTGCTGGACCTCAAGGAGACCCAGGGCCTACAGGTGCTGAGGGCCCACAAGGGCCAGAAGGCCCTCAAGGGGCGACTGGTGCAACAGGCCCAGCTGGTGCTGGCTTTAGCAATGGTGACGCAAAAGGCGACATCAAGTACTGGGATGGTACCGGATGGAAGAACTTGGCTGTAGGGACGATTGGTCAAGTATTAACCGTTGGAGAGAATGACGATTTAATTTGGACTGAAAAGTAAAAGAGTTTTAAAATGGTTAGTTAAGGGAGCTTCGGCTCCCTTTTCTTTTGAACCCGTATGTTGGATTGTTTGTTAAATGAAAGATAGCAACGCCCAATGACAGCAGCAGAACTAAGTGCGAGGTTTGACCTCATTTGCGACAAAGTTGGATCGCCCTACTTTACGGACACTGAAAAGGACAACTTCTTCAATACGGCTCAGTTGAGCCTTGTTGACGAGATTCTTTTCCCATCCAAGAAGCAGGACCGAAAGGACGTTGACGCTCTTGATTTCAGCCGTGAAGACGCCTTTCAGCAAGGCATTGGGACATTGCTTCGAACTGCAACGGTCACCGGTATTGCTAGCGGAGTAAGCGCTATAACCTTTGCAACAATCAACACATCACTTGGAACTGGTAGCACGTCTCTATACAAGGTCGTCGACTTTCTGGTACAAGCCGCTACAGGCTCTACAACGGATTATGTTAGCGCTAAGAGGGTAAGGTCTATCAGAGCAGCAACAAATGTCTACAAAGGGCTGAGAACGTTTAATACGGCCGTTGCAGGCAACATGGGTGCCATCTACACCGTGTCTTCGTATGCATCTGGCACATCGGGGACGACGAGTCTTGGGCAGATTGAGTTTTACCCTTCTGCTCCAGTGACCGGGTCATCTTACCTCGTAGAGGTCATTGTATTCCCAAGAGCCATCAAGACAACGGCGCCAATCGTCAATCCAGAGATTGACCCGATGTTCCACAACGAACTTTTGTTTAGGGCTCTGCAATTGGCCGGCATATCCATCCGAGAGACAGAGCTTTACCAATCCACCAACCTAGAACAGGCTAAAGAGCAATGAACAACACCGTAAGCATCGACGAGATCGTCAGCAGCGCAGCGATTGCCTTGGGCATGGAGAACGACCGTTACCGGGTTCTCTTCTATGAATGGGCGTTCCAGGGATCTCGAGACATTGGTCTGACGACTTTGAACCTCACAAATACCACAGGTGCCATCGCCAGTGGTGTCTATTCGATTCCTAGCGACTGCGTGTACATCGACTCTATTGCGATACAGGTGGGGGCTAGTGGTCATGTCACCTATCCGTTCTTTGATTCCAACTACTGGGCCAATGTCCCGGATGACGACCAGACTCAGTACGACAAGGATTACATCGTGAGCCGTCAAGGAAGCAACCTAATCTTTAGCAGCACTGTGACTAGCAATGGCTACGACAAGGTCATCCTACGCTATTACGCGATGCCTGTGGACGCGAATAACACTCCGTTGGTACCAGAGTACTACTTGAGGGCGATCGTGGCTTACATCGAATATATGTTCGTCAAGAGGGAGCGCTACAAGAAGCGCAACGAAATCCCGATGAGTGAGGTGCAAATGTTGTACCAGCAGTGGGTCACCTTGAAGGCTGACGCTATGTCGAAGCGTAACCAACCTCAAAAGCCCGAGATTGAAGCGGCGATTGCTATGTGGCTTACCATGCTTCCCAACCAAAAACGATTGATTAGAACGCCTAAAACCCCTAATTAATGGAAATTAAGAAAGAGGGTCAGACATTCTTTAAAGGCATGCACAGGGACTTCTCTCCGGCTTTCCAGCCGGAGGATACCTATCGCGATGCAACCAACATTGAGTTGACATCTGCTGGTGAGCAGATGATTATCAATCAAATCAAGAGTTGCGTCAACTTAAAATCAAAGGACCTAAATCCAGCTTATTCAATTGAAAGCGTCAACATCCTTAGCTACACGATTGCTAAAGCAAGTATTTCTGGGGTATCGAGGGATGGGTTTGTTGTTTATACGCATGTAAAGGAAGACTCTGGTCCTGGCTTTAACAACGGTATTTACTTTTTCTCTCAAGATGGAACCTTTGCTGATGGAACCATTTACACCATCTACACAGGGGCTGACTTAAACTTTTCGGCCACAACAAGTATTGATTCGTTTTTTACTGAAGATCGGGAGAACAAGACGGTTTATTTCACGGACTTTTCTAACACGCTTAGAAAAATCCAAATGGACAGCGATGTTT